CGGCGGCTTCTATCAGCCGGTGTTCAAGGCTGGCGCCGGGAAGGACCGCCCGTGCACACTGCAGCCGCTGCCGCCGGCCGAGACGCAGCGCAGGTTCCGTGAGAAGGCGCGCAAGTCGGGCGCCTGGACGGACCGCGCGGTCCGGATCCGCGCGCGTTACTATGCGGACAAAGCGGCGAAGCAGCCCCAGAGCTGGCTATCGGCATTACTCATGGCACCGCGCGCGAGGGCCAGGGCATGCTGAAGCACGAATGCACCGGCCCAACCGCCGACGGCGAATACCTGATCACCTACCCGACGCCTGGCTGCAGCGTGCGCACCGTGGCCGGTATCGCGCACACGGCCGCCGGTGCAGCCGCTGAGGCGAAGCGGCTGGATGACCTCCAGGTGGCGCGCGAGAAGGTCTTACGGGCCGATCGCTTGGCGCGAGGCTTGGGCGGCGTATATCCGGGATTGGACCGCCCGGCATGAGTTCCACCCCGCAACTCGAAGACGGCTTCACGATGCTGGCCAACGAGCTCATGGAGAGCGTGTTGGGCTTTGGGTTTTCGCATCGAGAGCAGTCGGTCGTGTTCACCATTTTTCGCAAGACCTATGGGTACGGGAAGAAGGAGGACGACATGTCGGCCTCGCAGATCGGCGCGATGTGCGGTATCACGCGCCAGCATGTCACCACGACTTTGAACCTGCTGGCGCTGCGCAACGTGATCAACAAGCGGCCAGGCCGCTTCGGCTCGATCATTAGCATTCAGAAGGACCATCGCAAATGGGTCGCCACCGAGCAGATGAAGGCCTTGCCACCTAGTCCCGAATTGGGACGGGTCGATAGTCCTGAATCGGGACAAGGGGGCGAGCAAGGCGTGGCGTTAGATGGCGCTGTACTAGTCCCGAATAAGGACACCTGTCCCGAATCGGGACTAGTCCCGAATAAGGACGCCACTAGTCCCGATTCGGGACAGGTCGATAGTCCCGAATCGGGACACACAAAAGAAAACCTTCCAAAAGAAAACCACCAAAAGAAAACACCTTGCGCTCCGCAAGCGGAACGCGATTCGGCTGACGACCCACCAGCAGGCAAGAAACAACGCCGGGCCATGACGGGTGCCAGCCAAGAATTGCAAGACCGCTTTGATCGCTTTTACGCAGCCTATCCGCGCAAAAAATCGCGCTTAGCGGCCGAGAAGGCTTTCGCGAAACTGAACCCCGACGAGCAGCTCATGGAGACGATCTTTGCCGGCCTGGAGCGGGCCATGAAATCGGGAGATTGGCGCAGAGGCTTCATCCCGCACCCGGCCAGCTGGATCAACAACGGCGGCTGGATGGACGAGATCCAGACCGCCTATGACGCCGAGGAGCTTGCTGTGATCCAGCTGTTCAACGACGTCCTGGGCGATCAACTTGGCACTGTCTCGGAGGCGCTTTTCGATGCCAACCGCGCCGCCGCGATCCGTGATTTCAAGACTTTCTCGGACAAGCCGGATTTCATCGCCCGCGTCTTCCCTTGGGTTCTGAAAAACGCCGACCTGCCGCCGCACGTGGGCTTCGATTGGCTGATCAGTCGAGTGGGGTTTGACAAGGCCACCGGCGGCCAACATACGAGGAAAGCAGCATGAACGACGATATCTCCATCCTGGCCACGCCACCGCACAGCATCGAAGCCGAGCAGGCCGTGCTGGGCGCCATCCTGCGTTTCAACGATGCCTTTGACCGTGTCGGCGACTTGCAGGCCAAGCACTTTTATCGCGAGGATCATCGCGCGATCTACAGCGAAATCGTGCAGCTGGTATCGAAGGCGCAGCCGGCCGACACAATGACCGTCTGGGCCGCACTGCAGAGCCGCGGCGAAATGATGACCGAAGGCCTTGGCCCATACCTCAACATGATCGGGCAGAGCGTGCCCAGCGCGGCCAACGTGGCCACCTACGCCAAAACCGTGGTCGACCGAGCGCTGCTGCGCGCCATCATCCATGTCGCGGACCAGATCAGTGGCCTGGCCTTTCGTCCTGCGGGCAAGAGCGCCGACCAGGTGCTGGACTCGATGCAATCGATGATCACGTCGCTGGCCGAGCGCCGCGTGCGCAACGAGCCCCGCATGATCCGCGAGATCCTGCTCGATTTCATCGAGGGCATGACCAAGCGTGCCGAAGGGCACGAGGGCGCTATGTCGACCGGCATCCCCGAGTTAGACCGCATATTCAATGGAGGCCTGCGCAAGGGGCAGCTGATCATCGTGGCCGGCCGCCCGTCGATGGGCAAGACCGCGCTGGCGACCGATGTCGGCCTGAACCTGGCCGAGCAATGTTTGAGTGTGCAGATGTTCAGCATGGAGATGGGCTCTCAGGAGATTGCCGGCCGCGCGCTGGCCAGCCGCGGCAACGTGGCGCTGACCAAGGTGATGGGCCGCATCGGCGACGACGAGCAGCAGGTCTGGGATCGCATCAGCGCTGGCATCAGCCGCCTGGACAATATCCGATTTTCGATCGATGAGACGGCGGCCATCACGCTGCTGGAACTCCGACTGAAGGCGAAGGCCTGGAAGCGCAAGCATGGTCTGGACGCCATCCTGGTGGACTACATCGGCCTGATGAGCGGGGGTGAGGGTGATAAACGCGCCGATCAGATCGGATCCTACTCGCGCGGCCTGAAGGCCCTGGCCAAAGAACTGGACGTGGCGGTAATTGCGTTGGCGCAGCTGAATCGCAAGTCCGAAGACCGCGCCGACCGCCGACCCATCCTGTCCGACCTGCGCGATTCGGGCGAGATCGAGCAGGACGCCGACATCGTCATGTTCGTGCACCGGCCCGAAATGCACAGCCCAAACGTCGAGCAGCTGCGCGGCTACACCGAAGTGATGATCCGCAAGCAGCGCAGCGGCGCACTCGGCGACGTGCACCTCATGTTCGACGGCCCGACATGCCGCTTTTCGGCCTGGTCTGGCGCGCCGCCGACGCAGACCGAAGCGAAGCAGGGCCGGTCCAAGTTCGATGGCTGACGACAAATCCCCACACTTAACCGAAACCCAATCTGGAGCGCCTCTTGAGAAATAGCGAAATCCTGAACGTGGCGAATATGCGCCTGGCCACGTTCCTTGGTTGGACCAACCTTTTTGCCCTCGGCGCCGCGCTGCTCGGCACACCGCCTGTTGGGCTGCCAAATTGTCGCGGCCAGGCGGCGGTGCCGGACTGGTGTGGTAACTGGTCGTCGGCAGGCCCATTGATCGGTGCCTATGGCATCGAATTGGAGTGGGTGAACGGCGGCGCCGCCGTCGAGGCGCTGGCGAATACGCGCCAGATGTACGAGAAATTCACCGAGCAGTTGGCGGACCACGCGACACCCGACGACGCCGTGCGGCTCGCGATCGTCCGCGCGGTGACGGCGATGCTGGAGACGTCATGAGCGTGGACGTGTTCAAGCCCGGCAAGTCGAAGGTGTGGCATTACCGCTACCAGGTGGGCGGCGTACGGGTGCAGCGCAGCACGAAGTTGCGGGAGAAGGGCGCGGCAGAGAAGGTAGCCGAGCGGGCCCACTCGAACGCCGTCGAGCGCGCCAACGGCGGCAAGGTGATCCCGACGCTGGGTGAGCTCTTCGCCGAGTGGGAGCAAGTGCGCGCCCCGGTGGCCAGCGCGGCGCACCGCAAGGCGGTAGACGTGGTGCGGCGCCTGCACATGTACGACCTGGCCGACTTGCCGCTCAACGCGCTGACCACCATCAAGATGGAGCGGGTGCGCAACCAGCACCTCGTGGACCACAGGCCGGCGTCCGTCAACCACTGGCTGCGCGTCATGAAGCTGATCGTCAATTGGGCGGTCAAGCGCGAAATCCTGCCGCGCCTGCCGTGGCAGGTGCCGATGCTCAAGGTGCAGAAGCGGCCACGCACCATCCTGCCGCTGGACGTGGCCATGGTGTGGTTCGCCGAGGTCGACGCGGCCACCACGCGCGCACCGTTCATCGCCACGGCCATCAGGATGATGTTCGGCGCCGGGCTGCGTGAGAGCGAGGCGGCCAGCGCGCGCTGGGAGTGGCTCGATTGGGCGCGCGGCACCTACACGCCCGGCGTAACGAAAGGGCGCGAGGCCGAACCCATACCGGTACCGCAATGGCTGCTCGACCACCTGACGCCGCGGCGCCAGCCCGAAGGCTTGATCGCGCCGCGCGCCGACGGTACGCAGCTGCCCGCCGGGTTCGCGCGCAGCACTATGGTCATGGCCAACATGAAATGTCGCACCAAAGGCATCACGCCGCACCGCCTGCGTGGATCGTTCGCCACGCTGTTGTCCGAGGCCGGCGCGAACATCCAGACGATCCAGGCGGTAATGCGGCACAAGAGTCCGATGACGACCATGGCATACCTCGAGAAAGACGTCCGGAACGTGGCGGCGGCACAGGCGAAAATTGCCGGGAAAATCGGGTTTGTAAGGCGGGAAAGTGGCGAGCAACTTCAAAGCGACCCATATAAAAACTAGAGATCATGATTATCAACGGTCATCAGTAAAAGACCCGAAAAGCGAACCGCGTCAAGTCGTAGTAGCATTCGAAACACAAGAAAAAGGGAGCGCCATGGAAGACCTGTTCAAGAACCCGCACGACGCGCTGATGTTCGCGTTCCACTACTCATCGCAGCAGTACGCGCTGTCGCCCATGTCTAAGCTCATGAAGACTGGCATCAGTTCGGGTAAGGGATTGGTCGCCTTAGACGGCGCGGCCCAGTCGGGCATCATCCTGGCCCGCGTGGAGCAACTGACGGCGCTGCAGCGTGCGTGCATTGTGGCCCGCTACGCGCCACGCTACGAGGAATGCAAATGCTGCGACAACAAAGAGAAGATGACCGACATCTACCGCGAGGCGATGGCCACGCTGTCCGAGTGGGCCATCGGCCAGTACACCGGCATGACGCTGCGGAACATGCGCGTCGCTATCGTGCGGTCATTCTTCGAGCGCGGCGTGTCGGTCTTAGATACAGCCAAGAAGTTGAACGTATCCAAGAATAAGGCATATGACCAGAAGGCGCGCATTCATAAGGCACTGAAGGATTTAGATGGCGCCGCCCAGAGCGCGGCCGCCCACCTGATTGAA